ATCTGGCAATCCAAAATAGCGCAGCCGCTTATATCGGCAGCTCCAGCACACCGGAGAAACCACTGTCGTGGTACCGAATTTACACCACTGCCTATAAACCTACAGCGGCAGATGTCGGTGCTTACAGCAAAGGCGAGGCCGACGGCAAGTTTGTTAAACAAAGCGGCGATACCATTAGCGGTGGTCTAACGGTTAATGGCGCCATCGAAACCAAATCGGGGCTGACTACGCCGTCATTAACTGTGAATGGTAACTCAGTTATTTCAGGCCAGTTGACGGCCAAAGCCGGCATTGAACTATTTGGCGCTTCTCCTTATATAGATTTTCATTATGCCAACACGTCTGGAGATTATGATGTTCGCATTATTAATGAAAATCCAGGGAAGCTCACTCTGGGAGCCAAAGTTGTTCGAGTTAATGAAAATTTTTCTGTTGGTTTTGATGCCTATATCGATCGCACATTATATGTCACAGGGGAATGCCGGGCAGGCAATACTTTATATGCCGGCACTGCCGCCTTTCAAACCAATGGTGATATCAACGGTAGCATTTGGGGAGGCTATTTAAGTAATTACCTTAATCAAAACTTCGTTCGCGACGTTCGCTTGGGCAATGTAGAAAGTGCTGTATCCTGGAACGGCCCTGGTTATACAGACAGCGCCGGTTATGTTTTGACCGGGGCAGTAAATAACAATAAAGACGAAGTTATTGATATTGTTTTTCGCCGTCCGTTACAAAAATTCATTAACGGTACCTGGGTTACCGTCTGGAGCGTTTAATATGAAAAACATAAAAAATTTCACTATCACTGAACCAGAAACTGCGGATCAAAAATCGCTGGCAGCTTCACATGGCGTTCTATTCTTAAAGTCTGAAAGTGGTGATGATTGGTATGAGTGCCAAAAAAACTTCCGCAATGACACTATAAAAATAATGTATGACAACAATGGAATAATTCGCTCAATCACCAACAAATCGAATACCGAAGGTCATTATGACGTTTCAGGTTTTTTCCCGGAAAACATGAGCGTTGCAGAAATAGACCAACTGCCCGAAGGTGCTGATATCGATGGCCGCTGGTTTTTTGATGGGATACAGGTTAAACCCAGAGAATATTCATCCGCGGAACTGCAACAGCAAGCTATGAATAAAAAACAGGATCTGATGAAACAGGCCACACTTCAAATAGCAACGTTTAGCGATGCCATCGAATTGGGAATAGCGAGTGATGAAGAACAACGGCGTCTGACCGACTGGAAAACCTATCGCGTTTTGCTTAGCCGGCTAGATCCTGGCACAGCCCCCGATATTGATTGGCCGCAGCCGCCGCAGTAACACACTCAACGCCCCGCTCGGGGCGTTTTTTTTATCTTTATTTTTCCTGCTGTTGTACCAAATCCCATACATACCCAATGACGTGCGCCGCCGCACCGTGACGGGCATCCTGTAACTACCAACCACAAACGGAGTAATACTATGGGTGATTATCACCACGGCGTGCGTGTCCTCGAAATCAACGAAGGCACCCGCGTAATTTCCACCGTCTCGACGGCAATTGTCGGCATGGTTTGTACCGCAGAAGATGCCGATGCAACCTTGTTTCCCCTCAACACCCCGGTGCTGATCACTGACGTTCTGGCCGCCAGCGGCCAGGCCGGGAAGAAAGGCACTCTGTCACGCTCGCTGCTGGCGATTGCCGAGCAGGCCAAACCGGTTACCGTCGTAGTGCGCGTGGCGGAAGGCAAAGACGAAGCCGAAACCACCTCCAATATCATTGGCGGTGCCGATGAGAACGGTAAGTATACCGGCATGAAAGCCTTGCTGGCTGCACAGGCCGAACTGGGCGTGAAGCCGCGTATCCTGGGTGTACCAGGCCACGACAACCTGGAAGTGGCTACTGCATTGGCCGGCATCTGCCAACAACTCCGTGCTTTCGGTTATATCAGCGCCTACGGCTGCAAAACCGTTTCCGACGCCATCAAGTACCGCGCAGGCTTCAGCCAGCGTGAATTGATGTTGATCTGGCCGGATTTTGTCAATTGGAACACCACCACCAGCAGTAGCGACATTGCCTTCGCCACTGCACGTGCGCTGGGTCTGCGTGCCAAAATCGACCAGGAAACCGGCTGGCACAAAACCCTGTCCAACGTCGGTGTGAACGGCGTGAGCGGCATTTCGTCCAGCGTGTTCTGGGATCTGCAAACCGTGGGTACCGACGCCGATTTGCTGAACCAGGGCTGCGTCACCACCTTGATCCGCAAAGAGGGTTTCAAGTTCTGGGGCTCACGCACCTGCTCCGACGATCCGTTATTCCAGTTCGAAAACTACACCCGCACCGCGCAGGTATTGGCTGACACCCTGGCTGAAGCGCACCTGTGGGCGATTGACCGCCCGGTTACGCCTACGCTGATCCGCGACATGATCGACGGCATCAAAGCCAAGTTCCGCGAGCTGAAATCTGCAGGATTAATCATCGACGGCGACTGCTGGTATGACGAAAACGCCAACGATAAGGACACCCTGAAGGCAGGCAAACTGTTTATCGATTACGACTATACCCCGGTTCCACCGCTGGAAGATTTGACCCTGCGCCAGCGCATTACCGACCGTTACCTGGCGAACTTCGCCGCGTCAGTGAACAGCTAAGGAGACCTGAATCATGGCACTGCCAAAAAAATTGAAATACCTGAACCTGTTTAACGACGGCTTCAACTACATGGGCGTGGTCTCAGCCATGACCCTGCCGAAACTGACCCGCAAGCTGGAAAAATTCCGCGGCGGCGGCATGAGCGGTGCGGCGTCCGTGGACTTCGGTCTGGACGACGATGCGCTGGTTGTTGAGTGGACCATGGGCGGCATCGATGAGCTGGTACTGAAACAGTGGGGCCGCGTAGATGCAGTGCCGCTGCGCTTTACCGGCTCTTTCCAGCGTGATGACACCGGCGAAGTTTCGGCACTCGAAGTGGTGATGCGCGGCCGTCACAAGGAAATCGACAGCGGCGACTTCAAGCAAGGCGAAGACACCGAAACCAAGGTCTCTACAGACTGTACCTACTTCAAGCTGAGCATCGACGGCAAAGAGCTGATCGAGATCGATACCGTCAACATGATCGAGAAAGTCGACGGCGTGGATCTGCTGGCGGCTCACCGTCGTGCCATTGGCCTGTAATTCATAACTTTAATGGCCAGCCGTGCGCTGGCCTTCTTTACCTGACTGATAATTGGAAATCCCATGGAACTGAATGCATCCCCAGAAAATACCGTTGTACTGGAAACCCCGATCAAGCGTGGCGATAGCGAAATCCGCGAAGTGCAAGTCACCAAACCCAATGCCGGCAGCCTGCGTGGCATCGGTTTGGCGGCCCTGGCCAACGCCGACGTTGACGCCCTGATCACCATCCTGCCGCGCGTCACCTATCCGAATCTGACCAAGGAAGAGTGTGCGCGCCTGGAACTGCCGGACCTGATTGCACTGGCCGGCCAGGTGATCGGTTTTTTGTCGCCGAAATCGGCCGAATAAACATCGACCCCGTTCTGACCGTGGACGATCTGATGGCGGACATCGCAGTGATTTTTCATTGGCCGCCATCGGAGATGAGCGGCATGACGCTGACAGAGCTAATAGGCTGGCGCCACAGGGCGCTGCAACGCAGCGGAGTAAATACAGATGAGTAATACCGACAGCAAAGAGGCGTTGGCGAAAGAGGACGCCGCAGTCCGAAACCTCAGCAAAAAGCGGAGGTTAGAGCAGAAGAATTATTCTCAGTTAACCCAGTTACTGAAAATAAAAGAAGCACAGTCAGATATATTCCAGAAACTCGAGGAGATTAAAAATACCCGTAACACCTTGCCCAAATTTCTATCTTCGCCCGAGGATATCGAAACAACACAACAAGTTAATCTGAATTACGTTGTGCAAAAGGCCCGTGGTGCCATCGCGTCATTCCAACAAAACCGGCTTGAACGACAACTACAGGCAAAAGGAATAGATACTGCGGATTTAGTCGGAACCCAACAACAAGCCCAAAAAAAATCGGACGTGACTCAAAGTTATATTAACCATCATCGCGGTACCGGCCAAAAACTGCGTCAACAAAGACGCACTGAGGTACTTGATGATTTTCAAACCCGTCAGAATGGAATTGGAAAAATTCGCGACGTCAGTTCGCAAGGCTTTGGCCTGGCCAACAAAGCCTTCGACACCGGTAAAAAATTACTGGTACCGGGGATAAAGTTTGAACAACAAATGTCCGGGGTACAAG